TTATCTCCAGACTCAACATACTTTACAAAAATAGATGGATTTGTTACGCCAGTTAATTCCGATACATTTTCAAATCTGTCAACTTTAGCAACAATACCAGATGTTTGACCTTTTAATCTCTTTCCTACAAGGTTCTTACCATAAACTGAAATATCAATACCAAGATGATCTCCGTTTAACTTTACCGCAGGATATTCAGAATCATATATGACATTTCCGGGGATCACCATTGATCCCTCTTTGAACATATGACTTCCAAAAGACTCTATTTGATTCTGCAGAATTGACTGCAGAGTCGTCAGTTCTCTAGCTTGAACTGGAAATCCTGGTTTAAATAAAACCTTGTAAAAATTATCATCCTTATCGAAATCATCAAAATAAGGATTAATATTGAGATTAGTTTTCTGTGGCATCGTTTAAAATTCCAGGATGATTTTAACGTCTTCTTTTTGTCTTGAATTTCTGGAGATTGCTGGACGATTGTCAATATAGACAACATCTCCTGACCTTTTATTTATCTCAGGATTGGCAATACCATTTGTGATTTGAGTGCCAATTGAAATAAGTTTTGTTCCCGTTGGATTTGTAGTAATACCGGTAAATCCGGTATCAATAGAACCGGAAAAACCTCCAGTGGTAGTCACTGCATTTGTGTTTGAGGCAAATGCATACAAATTACCGTTAGTAGAAACACCAATATAATCTGTTTGATCAAATGTTGTTTGATTGAAGAAAGCATTTCTATCTTGGAAATACTTCAATACTTTGGTTTCGTTGTCAAACGATGCAACAAATCCAACTGCCTTTCCACCAGTAACACTTTGACTAATCTTATCACCAACAGATACTGTTCCAGTAACTGATGTAAACTTTAATGCACCCAAAGAGGAGAACTGATTTTCAGTAAAAATAGTAGTAGATCCAATAGAAGTTGGATTTTTTACAATACCTATTTGTGCGAAAGTTACATCAGTTGGAAAATCTCTAGTCGAATCATCAAATCTCGCATAAACAAGAACTTTATCAGCACCAAGTTCTTTATAAAGATCATGACCATGACCTTTTGATGGTGGAATGATTGGTATTAGTTTTGCTTTAGTGCTAGAATTAGAATTTATAGAACCAAGATCAACAATTCCATAACTATAGTTTTTACCACCGGAAGAAACGACCGTATTTGTAATTTTTCCGTTTACATCTACATCAACAATCACTTTACCACCAGTGCCATCACCTAAAATATTAACTTCATGTGATCCTTGTGAATATCCCAATCCTTGTTGATCAATATAAACTTTTTTAATTTGATTTTCATTAGTATCAGAATCACCATTATTTCTAACGGCAACTATCTGAGCATCTGTTGATGTTGACCAATTATTTGGAAGAGAGATATATTCAGTAGAATCAAACTTAATGATGTCACTTGGAGACACTGTAAAAAGATATTTCCAAATATATCCATCTCCACTTACACCTGCTTTTGATGGTTCAAGGTCTGTGAAGGTTGGTTCATCAAGAGAAGCGTTTCCTGTTGTACTAATTCCAGAAGACCCATTATCAATTACAGTATATACTTTGAACTCACTATTCATTACATAGTAGTTCGCATCATAAAGTCTTGCAGACTTGGTAGTTGGAGAAAGATTTTTGAGACTGTAATCGTGACGATACATCTCATATTTTGTTCCACTAGTCCAATCAACTCTCCTAACCAGTCTTCTTACATTAGCAGAGGAGACTTTTTTACCAAAAGATATATTATCACCAATAAAATTGGTATAATCAATACTATCGGTAGGACTGGGTGTATTTGTATCCCAGTCTGTAGTTCTTCCAAATCCAACTATAGAAGGATTGGATAGACCAACAAAAACATAGTAAGAGTTTGCAGAACTAGTGACGGAATCTACAAAGTTTCCCGCATTTAATATTCTAAACTGATCGGTTACAATTGCCGCCATTGTTGCTAGCTTTTTTCTGTATTTATAACTATCCCAGGTCCTTTCTGAGAGAACCATTATCTCTCAAACCGAATCCTCTTCTTTGGATAGTGGGGAATGTTGATAATCCAGCATCAACTCTCAAACCAGTGACACCAATTGAAACTGGAGAGGATGCTCTGGTAAATCCAGAAAGTCTACCCCAGGAGAGTGTTCCTCGTGGATCTGTCAAACTACCTGTAGTAGTGAGACCTGCATGTGTGGTAGTAGAGAGGATATTGCAAGTAGCAACTCCAGTCGTCGCAGTTGTATGAAGATCGTTGATAATGTAAATGTTATCAAGGAATGTTGTGCCGATGGCAACGATTGAATTATCAGATCCGTTGATAGATCTAACGCCATTACCAACACTTGTGTTCTTGACAAATATTGGATAACCCTCTTGAAGTCCTGCAGTGCTAGATGCTGTGAAACTAAACGCAAGAGCAAGAGCATTTCCTCCAGTTCCAACTGCTGTAGCAATACCAGTTATTGTTGCAGCAAAACCAGCAACAGCAGTAATTCCAGTCAAAGTTTCAACGGAAAGTGCTGGTGTAGAAACAAGAACCTGTGGTGGTGCCGTGCGCGTATATCCAAAACCAGCATTTGTTACAGATGCAGAGTTGATAAAGTCATTTACGATAGCAACTGTGCCGGTAGCAGTTGTACCAACACCAACACCAACTGCTTTTGGTGCAGCAATCTTGACAGTTGCAGAACCAGAATAACCAGCACCACCTTCAGTAACATCCAAAGAACTAATCGTTCCTGTTGAGGAAACTACAGCAGTGACGGCAGCAGATACATGCACAGTTGACGTATTTACAAGTAATCCGTTGACACTAGTAATATTGATGGAAGATTCATTTTCTTCATAATTGAAGAATTGAGCGTCATCAACAAATATTTCGGTTGCGGATGCGGAGATATCTCCGATAACTCTTGCAGTAGGATAAACTTGACCTTCGATAGAATCTCTAGACTTATTAACAAGTTCTCCACCAAGTGTTTGGTCTACTTTATTCTTAATCCAACTAAGTGGTTTAAAGTTTGTTTCATCTATACCTAAACCAGCGTAGATATTAGTTTCTACCTTATCAGAATTGTTAATATTGTAAACTGTTCTAGGATCTTGCGATGAACTATTTTCAGTTTTTTGCATTTGTAGAAGATCACCAGGTTCAATAGTGGTGTTTACGTCTACGCTGACACTATCAGTCCCTCTTGTTCCTCTATAGAAGAAGATATCAATGTTGTCATTTGAAGTTGGTGCTGTGGTGAATACAATTGATGTACCACCAACAAATTGATAGTGAACATTGGGTTGTTGAATAACACCATTAATTGATACTCGTAATATTTCAGCATTAGTGGGACTAACTGCTGTGCTTGTTCCTTTAGTAACAAGTTTAAATCTATAAGCAGTTCCATTAAATGTTGCAGATCCTCCACCTGTTCCAGAAGATGAAGCAATATCTAATAAATCAGCACCATTTCCTATCCCTCCACTAGACCCGCCAATCTCTCCCCAAGAGCTTCCGTTATACCCTTCAAATTCATTAGAAGTGGTATTAAATCTGAGCATACCTGATGAAGGAGAACCAGGTCTTTGTGCTGTTGTACCCGCAGCTATATCAATAGCTCCTGTGCCTGTCATTAAGATATTTCCACTTACAGTCAAACTCGACAATGTGCCAATATTGGCAGTAGAAGAGTTTGTCTGAACAGCATTACCCATCAAGCCATGTGCGCTACATTGATAATGCAAAACCATAGGTGTGTTATCGACTATTGCTATTTGGGTATAAGCACCACTAGAACCAGGAGTTCCATTTGTAGTTACGTTGGTTGTATAAGCAGTTGTCTTGTCAGACTCAAGATAAAAACGAAGAGGATGTCCACTATTACTACTATCTGACTGATCAAACTTATATGTTCTTCCTGGTGTAAGAGTTATAAACGGAGCAAATTTGCCATCTATTTTATAGCCATTACTAGATCCACTTCCGTTATATCTGTGAGTTGCATCTTTTGAAGCGACTGTAACTGCAAAAGTCTTAACAGATCCAGTATAAGTAGCATGAAGAGAAGAAAATCCTCTGA